TCACAAGTTCTCAATAAGTTTATCCATCATATCAGCTGTTTCTTTTTCTTCTTCTTTTAATACATCGCTATAAACATCCAAAGTTATATTAATATTCTTGTGTCCCAACCTGGTTGAAACATATTTAATGTTTGCTCCTGCTTCAATTAGAAACGTTGCATGTGTATGTCTTAGCCCGTGCACGGTTATGTTTTGAACTTCTGCCTTTTCACATAACAGGCGAAATATATACGTAATTCTTGATTGTTTGATAGGTAAATTTCGAGAACTTAAAATAAAATAGTCCTTTTCTCTTAAAATTATACCTTCTCTAAGAAGCCGTACTTTCTCGTGATTTTTGTATTTTTTTATTAAAGTGAGTAATGAGTTGTCAAAATAAACTTTACGAATACTGGTTTTTGTTTTAGGTTTGTTTTCACCGTAATCACCACGTGTAGAATTGATATCGAAATATTTTTCGTTTAAATCAATATCATTCCAACGAAGCCCCATCAATTCACCTTTTCTCATTCCAGATTTTAGCAGAGTCAAAAATATAACTTGTGTTTGAATATCTTCGTTTTCTAAAACCGCCACAAATCGCTGTAATTCCTTTTTAGAGAACGAACGAACATTATTACTTAAATCAAATTTAAAGCCTGTTAGCGTGTTGCTAGGGATGATTTGATTGTGTACTGCAGCGTTAATCATCCTCATTACAATTTTATGCCAAGTTTGGATGGTAGATTCTGTATATTTGTTTTTTTGTCTTAATTTATCAATAAATTCTCGTTTATAGGTAATCTTATTTAAAGAAGATAGTTTTTGATTTCCAATTAATGGTGATATGTGAAATTTGATAGCAGATTCAATGTTTTGTTTAGTTGAAACACTCCAATTGTCTTGGGCGTAAGGTATCCATACATCGATCCATTCATCTATGGTGAGTTGTTTATTTTCGATGAAGGAAGTGTTTTGTGTTTCTAAAGCATATTGGATTTTTAGCAATGCTTTATTCGCTGCTTTTTCGCTTTCAAATCCACGTTTGCTAGCTTCTTTTCGGTGTTTTAGAGAGTTATAATAAGGATAGCGATATCCCCAAAAAGTTCCTTTTTTATTTGAGTAAGAAAAGACATATTTGTATTTTTTGGACCAATTTAGTTTCGCCATATTTTCACGTCCTTTTCTTTGTGGTAAAATAGGCGTAACAAAATAAGCCTATTTTGGTTCTATTTTTAACGCACATCTTCTTGGCCGGAGGGTGCGTTATTTTTTTATTTCCTCTTTTAGTTGTTCAATCGTACTTTCTAATTGATCAATTTTATTAATAAGTAATTCAATTTTATCATTTGATTCTTCATCTTCATTCTTACTTTTATTAAAATATTCTGTAATAGTCGAAGTAAGCATACCAATAAATCCAATTCCTAAAATCATTAAAATGATTGCTGCAACTCTACCTAATGGCGTAGCTGGCGAAATATCGCCATAACCAACAGTTGTTGTGGTGACTAAAGCCCACCAAAATGCATCAATGTACGGGACGTTTTCTGCATATGAGTAAATCATTGCTGAAATAACAATAAGAACTGAGCTTAAATAAATCACGTTTAAAAATCCATTCGTATTTAAAAATGATTTAGTGTTTCTTGTTAATTTGCCAACCACGCCTATTGCTCTTGTTAGCTTTGCAAGCCTAGCTATTTTAGCTATTCGAAACAACCTAGCGATTCTAAAGAAAGAAAAAATAGCATCAAAAGGAATTATCGCAATCAAATCAAAAATATTTTCTTTAAAAAATTTGATTTTATTTTTTGAAATAATGAATCTAACAATGTAGTCAATTGTAAATGTGATTAAGATAAAATTATCAATAATGTTAAACGGTGGATTACTAATATTAATGACATTTGAAAAATCAAAAATAACTAAAGCGATTGAAATTAATGCTAAAACAACAATAGAGTAATTATAGATTTTTTGATTTATTTTCAATGAAATTCTCTCACTCTCTAAATAGCAAGCTTTTTATTTTAAATAAGTTTCCTGTCCCATCTTTAAATTGTAATGAGTAATCACATTAGAGTAATTAAATTGCCCGTCATGTTTTTCAATAAGGCATTTAAACATATGATGATCTGCCTCAGCTTCCATTTTATTTCTAAAAGAAGGAATTTTATATAATTCCATGTAATCCGAATGGGAAACAACATGCTTGAACTCGTGGAATATAGACTCTTCTTGTTCTTCAATAGATAAATTTTGATTTACGAAAATTATTCTTTTGACTGGCTCGTAACATGCGCGCTTATTTATTGGAGCGAAAACTAACTCTACTTCATATTCTTCCACCAACTCTTTGATACTTTTCATATAGCACAACCTTTAAATTATTTTCCGAATCTCCCTTTCAAATAAGCACGAATAACTTCCCGATCATGATCATCCAAAGGCTCACCATCGAAACTCATCACATTGTCTAATACTTCATCTAAATCATCAGATGGTTTAGCACCAGCTTGGTTTGGATTTTCAGTACGACCTAATAAATAATCAACAGAAACATTAAAATAATTGGCTACAGCTTCAAGTTTATCCGAAGAAGGTGTTCGCTTATTCCATTGATAAATAGTATTTCGTCCAATATTTATTTCTTCTTCAAGCTGATAAATAGACACATCTCTATCTTTTGCTAGTTTTTTTATACGTTCCAAAAGGTTCATATGAATACATTCTCCTTCTAGTTACGTGTTATTTACAAAAAAAGTTAGTAAAAACATTTGACATTTACAATATTTGTTAGTAATATAATCACGTAAGCTAATTTATTAGCTAATAAGTTCTCAAATAAAACCTACAAACAAAACTTAAAAATCGTTGGGGAACGGTAAAAGTATTGATTTAGAAGGCTTTTAAAGTCTTATTTAGCTATGGGTTCATTTTACAATATGTGTTAGAAAGTGTCAACGGATTTTATTAAATTAGCTAATTTTTTAGCTTACAAATTAAAAATGAAAGGGGAGAAGGGAATGGATGAAGTAAAAAACGAGCCCCAAGTTACTGTGAATAACAAGGGGCAATCGCAAGTTCAAAAAATAGATGAATTAATTGACCGGCAACTATCTCATTTCAGTAAGAGAGTACCTGCTGATTTAGAAGAGACTCAAGCATTGGTTCAATTATTACTAGCACGAATGCTTGCTAAATTTTAATCAGCTAAAAACTGGAAGGACAAAATATCTTCTGTTTGAATTGCAACATTTTGGCCATCACCTTTTAGGTTTAATGATTTTGCATTTTTTATATCAGAAGCATTAACAGTAGAAGGATCAAATGTATTGCCGTCTAAAATAACTTGATCAATACCAAAAAATATTTGTTCTTTCTTTACCTTGAAGTTAATTATAACTCTATTCATATCATTCACCACCTCGTAATATATTTCAGCAGACCACTTGCTGATAAGAAAATTATACCAGAAAGGATGTGATTAAATGTCACAAGATTTAGAACTTGAAGTAAGAGCTGCATTAGTAAAAGCCAAAAAAACTCAAACATGGTTAGCAGAAGAATTAGACCTTTCAAAGCCGTATCTTACAGATATTTTGAAAGGTCGTAGAAGTCCGGAAAAACAAATCAAAAAAATCAAAAAAATCTTAAATATAAAGTGAGGTGATTAGAATGGAAAATTTTCTAGATTCATCTTCAAAAAACTTTCTATACAACATTATAGAAAAGATCCTAAGAAAAATGTTTGAGCAAGTAATAGATGAAGCTAGCCAAGTATTAAATGAACGTGCCGAGTATTTAGACATCAAACAATTATCGTCAAGGTATTCAATGTCTGTTCCCGAAGTTGAACAAAATTTTGTAAAAGACAAACGTATGCAAATGATTGAGAAAAGAAAACCAGGGACTAGCAAAGGAAAAAGATACTGGCCAGCTAAAGAAGCTATAAAAATTTGTAACGACATTATGAATCATTGGGACTAAGAAAGGATGATCACAGTGAAAAAATATATCACTTAAGACGTATAGCGGCATTGCTAATCGTTTTTGGTTTGGGACTTTTAGTAGGCGGCAATATTGGGCCACTAATCCAAAACATTTATATAGCATCTTTTATCATTTGGTTGCTCTACTACGATTTAGCGTTAGAAGATCGAGAAATAAAAAAACAAAAATAAAGACCCACTTCGACGGCCATCAAAGTAGGTCAATTACAAATATCAAATTCAAGGAGAGTATATCAAAATGAATGAAAAAATTCAAAGTTTAATTAGCGAACTGCGCAAAGAATGCCGAAAACAAGATACAGAGCTTCTTTTGGGAGCTATTAATTTTAAGACAAATGAAGCGAATCTTACAGCGCTTTGCGCTGCGGGTGGTTCAGCTATCATCTTGAATGAAATTGTCAAGTATTTAGAAAAAGAATTAGCATACGACAAACCCTGTAAATGTGAAGAATGCAGTGCTGAAAGAGAAGAAGAACGAAATAGTAACATTGACGAGTTGCTAAAGTTGTTCTTGCGAGGTGACTTGCGATGATTGAAGTAAACGGACTAAGCGATTCAATTTTTGAAGCGATGATGATCAACGCTCAAAACAAAATTGTTCAAGATATCATGAACGCTGCCAGCGCAGGAAAAACAAGCGTAGTGGTTAAAGAAAAAGGAGCTACAGCACCGTTTTTGATGCAGTTAGAAGAAGAAGGAGTTTTTCACTTAGACGATGAAGATGGCAAAATAAAATTGTTTTGGGAGTGGTGAAAATGGGAGTAATTGATGTTGCAAATAAAAAGATTCTGTATTTAGAAAAATTGATTTGCCAGATAAAAGAAGCGGAGGAGTATCTAATAAGTATAAAGAACCCTGCTTTAAATAATAAAAAAGAAGTGATGTCGGATATAGAAATTGGTTTCCCTACACACTTTATGGCGTCTGAATTTTTTGGAGAAGAAGGACATAATCGTTGGCACAAAGTTCGGCTAGAAGAAGATTTAGGGATAGTTGGAATTCAAGCGGACGTCAAGGAACTAGTTGAAAAGGCTGTAAATGACAGGATAACAGAGATGAAAGACGAACTAAGAAAATCGATTAGTAAATTGGAGGTAGATTGTCACGAATGAATTTGATTCATTAGGAGCTAGACAAGAGCCACCAGAAGAAAAAGAAGTATTAGAGCCAACGTGGGAATATGACGAAGAAGAGGAGAATGGCAATGAGTAACGATTTAACACAAATAACACAACGATCTTTAGATGAACAAGTCATCGGAAATTTAAATAGATTGCAAGAGCAGGGATTAGAAATGCCGCCAGGCTATAGTCCACAGAATGCATTGAAAAGTGCTTTCTTTGAACTAACTAACAATTCAGGAGGGAACCTTCTTCAGTTGGCAGCTAACAACCCAGAAACTAAAACATCTATTTCTAATGCCTTACTAGATATGGTCATCCAAGGATTATCACCTGCGAAGAAACAATGCTATTTCATTAAATATGGAAATAAAGTTCAGCTTATGCGCTCATATTTTGGAACCATGGCTGTATTAGATCGAGTAACAGGAGGAGCAGAAATCACCCCTGTTGTAGTAAGAGAAGGCGATGTATTTGAAATTGCTATGGACGGCCCCGACTTAGTTGTTGCTAAACATGAAACATCCTTCGAAAACCTAGACAATGACATCAAGGCTGCTTATGTGGTTATTAAGCTAGCAAATGGTAAAGAAGTAACAACGGTCATGACAAAGAAACAAATTGATAAGTCATGGAGTAAAGCAAAAACAAAAAATGTTCAAAACGATTTTCCAGAAGAAATGGCAAAAAGAACTGTCATCAATCGAGCTGCTAAATATTTAATCAATACTAGCAACGATAATGATTTATTTGTGCAAGCCGCTAAAGACACACTCGAAAATGAATTCGAACGAAAAGATGTAACACCAGAGCGAGAAGAACAAACAGCGGTACTCGAAGAAAAAATATTTACCAACAATAAAAAAGTTATTGAGCAAGAAAACGATATTGAACGAATTACACGTGTAGCTGACGTACCAGAGCAACCCGATATTGAACAAGCCAAACAAATTGAAAAAGAAGATTTAACGAAAGTGGCGGACCAAATTTTAGAAGAACCAGTTCAGGAAACTTTAGATGTGATGGCTGGTTATGAAACCAATCAGAAAGAGAGTGAAGCTGATGTCTCAACGATTGAAGAAGACGATTATCCTTTCTGATGAAAATTATTATTCACAAGAAGCGGACCTAGCTTATATGTCTGTCTCTCAATATAAAAAATTTCTTGAATGTGAAGCTGCAGCTCTTGCCAAGTTAAAAGGCGAATGGACACCAGAAAACGATCCTAAAGCATTGCTAGTTGGTAATTATGTTCATTCTTACTTTGAATCACCAGAAATTCATGAAGCATTTAAAAAAGAAAACAAAAGCAAGATGTTTTCTTCAAGAAAGCCGTTTGGGCTACTGAAAGATTTCCAAATTGCCGAGCAGATGATTGAAAGATTAAAACAAGAAGAAGCCTTTTTAAATATTTATCAAGGCGAAAAAGAAGTGATCGTCACAGGTGAAATCGGCGGTGCAATGTGGAAAGGAAAAATTGATTGTTTGAATTTAGAAGAAAAGTATTTTGTAGACATCAAAACAACCAAAGATATGCACGAGAAAAAATGGGACGAACGTTTAAACAGAAAAGCAAACTTCATTGAACGCTTCGGTTACGTGTTACAAATGGCTGTTTATTGCGAATTGCTTCGTCAACAATATGACAAAAATTTTCTTCCCCTCATTGCAGCCGTTTCGAAACAAACACCTAGTGAAGCAAAACTAATCACTCTTAGCGAAGAAAAAATGATTTACGAATTAGAAGAATTAAAAGAAAACATCGAGCATGTTGTGCGAGTGAAAAACGGCGAAGAAGAACCAGTTAGTTGTGGGATTTGTGAATATTGTAGAGGACACAACAAAATTACAAATTTTACCAGTATGGACGATTTATAGGAGGTGCATAACGAATGAATGCTGGTTACGTCAAATTGTATCGTAAGGTAATGGATTCATTCGTATGGACTAATCCTTACATGTACAAATTGTGGAACTTGTGTTTGATGAAAGCTAGTCACGAAAACAGAAAATTTCTTTTTAATGGAAAAGAAATATGGTTGAACAGCGGAGAATTCGTCACAGGGCGCGATGCAATAACGTTTGAGATGAATAAAGGTGTCAAACGTGAACATCAAGTGAACAGCGGTTCTGTATGGAGATGGTTAAAACGATTTGAAAAAGAAGGAATGTTGAACATCAAATCAACTACGAAATACAGCGTTGTATCAATAAATAACTGGGATGATTATCAAGCGAGTGAACATCAAGTGAACATCAAACGAACAACAAGTGAACAACAAGTGCACACATACAAGAATGAAAAGAATGATAAGAATGAAAAGAATGTTGTAGTAGTAGAAGAGCAGCAGTCAGTTTTTCAACTTTATCAATCAATTTTTGGAATGCTAAATTCGGTCACTACTCAAAATTTAGAGTACTGGTGTAATGATTTATCAACTGAATTAGTAAGTGAAGCTTTAAAAATTTCCGCAAAATCAAATGCTAGAAATTTCAAATACACTGAAAGTATTTTGAGAAATTGGGAACAAGAAGGCGTTAAAACTTTAGATGATGTAAAAGCATTAGCCGTAAAAAGAGAACGTACTACAACCAAGCAACAGAAATCAAACACAGGTCATTCGGATTACGATGATCTTGGATTTTAGGAAGTGAAAGAATGCAGTCAGCATCAGATGGATTTTCAAAAATGATTAAAACGTTGCTTTATATCACACCTATTCCATGCCCAGAGTGCGGAGGAAATCTTTATGCGTGGCGTGCCAAAAATAAAGATGGGTCCGATAGATGTCCGCCAACTTGCATGGAATGCGGATATAAAGCACGCAAAAAAGCAGAAGACCTTGAAACAGAGAAAATGTTTAACGATAGTTTGAAAGCCAGAGCAATTAATTACTTGAAATATAGTTCGCTTTATACCGACAAGAATTTAATTAATTGTCGTTTTAAAACTTACAAAACAGTAGACACAGAAACCAAGCTTGCTTTTGAAATTGCCAAAAGAGCTACAACTGAAATTCTATTGAATAAACCAATTCATATGATTCTTTCAGGCAAAAGCGGTGTTGGTAAAAGTCATTTAGCTATGTCAACGGCTTGGGAAGTGTTGGAGAAATCAAACTATGATAAACGCTGCCTGTTAATTAGCTATGCGGAACTCTTAGAACAGCTAAAATTTGCGATGAAAGATGAACAAGCCAGAAAGACAATAACAGGAACCTTAATGGCAGAGATAAAAAGCGCTGATTTAGTTGTTTTGGACGACTTAGGGGCCGAATTAGGCGTTAAAGGTAATGACAGTACCAACTTTAATAACGACACCTTAAATCGCATTGTAGAAGCTCGGCAGAATAAAGCAACAGTATTTACAACCAATTTAACTGGTAAAGAAATGAGTCAAGCTTATGGGGAGAGAATTCTTTCTCGTATCATGAGTAATTCACAAGGTTTTGTGATGAAAATTGAAGGGACATCAGACAAACGAGTAGCAGGCATCTGAAATGTTATTTTTAGCGAATATATTCAGCGTAGAACAGTTTTACAATCAAGCGAATATAAATAGATGTAAAGAAAGAAAAAAGGCTTAAAACGCATTTTAAAGCCTTAAAAACAAATCGATAGAAAGGGGAATCATTCAATGCCGTATGTAGTGAAAATTTCAGCCTATCTTGGCAAAAGTGGTCGACCAGTAGCCAATTTAAAAGATGCTGTGCTATTTGAGCATAAAGAGACAGCAGCTATTGCAACAATCGTATCTGGCGGAACTGTTTCAGAAGTAAAGGAAGCCATCATAATGCCAGAAAAACCGAATAGGTATACAGCAAAATCTACCAAAGTAGATTTAAAAAAGGAACCAATTGAAAAAGCAACAAAAGATAACCAAGCTTGGATGAAAGGGGCTAAATGAGAATGAAGTGTGTTAGATGTCAAGATCAACGTGTGATTTGGGGAAAAGACAGATTTAATTATGCAACACCTATTCCATGCCCAGAATGCAACAAAGATGGAAAAGCAGTTCGAGCGGAAACTGCAACTAAGGAAAGGGAGTTAAAACAATGCAATCACCTACAGCCCTGAATAAGCGAGGAAATAAAGTCACGATTGATGGTTACACATTTGATAGCCAGAAGGAAGCTAACTTTTATACAAAGTTTGTCAAAAATTGTGGGTTACCTTTTGAAGTTCATCCACGTTTTAAACTAACCGAACTTACACCGACTGCGGATGGCGTAGGTAAAATTTCAGCGATAGCTTATTCACCTGACTTCATCATCAAAAACTTAGATGGGAGTTGGAGACATGTCATTGATATTAAAAACTCTTTTGGCGTGTATGGCATTGACCAATCCGTTAAGCTTCGTTTTCGTCTATTTGCCCTTAGATATGGTCATCCAGTTGAAGCGATTGTTGTTCGTGCTAGAGATTTTAAAGTGATCACACAAGGCGTGACTAAGCCTTTAAACGAAAAAAGACCATTCATAACCGATAATTTCGATTACGAATGGAAAGATGCAACTAATTATTGATTAAAAAAAATGAGTAACTAGAAGAGTAACAATTGCAGAAACAATCGCAGAAACTATTGAACTAATGAATCCAATAAAAGTTTTTTCTGCAGTGGGATGATTATAGAAGAATTTCTGTTTTCTCAAATATTCTTCACCACTAGGTGTTAGCATGGGATCTTCTAATCTCAAAATTTGATAAATAGTATCTATAATCTCATATTCAACTCCCACTACGAATTTGTTGTCGATAGCTTGTACAATGGCGGCTGTACTATCTTCTGGTAGTACTTCGGCATATGGTAGCCCTCTAGAATCTTGTCGGTCAGCTTTAAATTCATTATTTTTAATAGCTATAAGAAAATCTTTTATGGTTTTAACAGGATTTTTATTTGTACGCATCAGTAGTCACCTCTAAAAAAATAATACCAAAGAAAGTAGGAAAATAAAATGACAAAACAAGTGAATTTCAGACCAGAAGTGAAAAAAGTGACATCTAAATCAAACGGAAATATAGAAGTGTTATTAGTGGTCAGCAACGCTTCATTAAAAGGAAAATATGAAAGTTTAAACGAATTTTTAGGCAAAACAGTATCAACGACCATCGAACCAGAAACAGTAGAATACAAGGTGCCAGTTAACAAACAGACCAATAAGCCGAATGTCGAATACGTTGTAAATAACGACGGAACAGTTGAAATCCTAAAAGAAGAACAAACTTCTTTAGAAATGGGCGATGATGTGCAAGAAATCGAAGAAGTTGCTGTGCAAGTTTCGAAAGAAACCATTGACGAATTCATCAAGAAGGCAACAACAATCGAATGGCCAGAATCGGTAACAATCAACGTTCGTGGTGTGTTGCATCGAATCGATGAAGGTGAAGCGCTAGAAGAAATTGCAGCTGATCATGAAGTTTCAGTTGATAATCTAATCAATCAAGTAGAAATCGCACGCCAACATTTTGCACCGTTTGCAGATTCTTGGAGCAAAAATAAAGAGAACATCATTTTCCCTGAAAAGACAGTTGAAGATGATGAAGAAGAAATCGAAGAATAATCTCGTAGAAAGTGAGTGTTCATTTTGCTGGAGATTTATTACACGTCAACATCCGCTATTATTGCGGATGCACTGGCTAAAACTTATGAAGTCGTTACTTTAGAAACAGCTAGAAATATTTCCAAGAAATTTAAGGCTAGTTTAAAGCAGAAAACGGACCTTTATGTGATTGAGGGAATTTTGATTGATGCTGGTTATAAAAAAGAGCCAGTGAATTTGTAGAAGGGATTGGAGATTTTGTCGACTGCATTAAAAACACAGTTAAAAAAAGACTAAGAATTAACCTAGTCTTTGGACTGAAAGTTCAGCAGCTAATGATTGTTCACTAGTTACTGATTGTTCATTTTCTGTAATTGGGAAAATAGTAACATTCCTAACTAAAAATTTTCCTTCTTTGCTAGGAATTTCAATCATATCTCCAATTCTTGGAATAATTGGATAATAAACTGACAGTCCTGTGAAAAAATAATCAAGTTCTGGTGAATCAAAAGTAACTCTAAACATCTATTACGCTCCCGTTCTTTTTTAAGAATATTATCGCATAAATTTAATTGAAACGCTAGATAAATTGGAGCTAGGCAAATGAAAAGACGAGTTTTTCATTATCTGGAATGTGCAAGATAAAGTGAGATTTCAAGAATATTTAAGCAAACAAGAGTTGAAAGCGAGTGAAGAAGATGATTCCAAAGTTTAGAGTGTGGGATAAAAATACGAATGACATGGTAGACGTTAAAACAATAGACCTAGAAAAAGACGGTAGTATTGGTTGCATAGTAGATTATAGCAATATCAATTTAGATGCATCTGAATGTATCCTTATGCAATCCACAGGTTTAAAAGACAAGAACGGCGTTGAAATTTTTGAGGGTGATATTGTTCACTATCGAGATGGAGAATATAGCTACCTAGGTATCGTTAAAAGAGACTGTTATCAATTTTTTATCGATGGAATAGAACCAGATGACAACTATGATTTTATTGATGTTTCTAATACTTTTGACGGAACTAGTTCATTAGAAGTTATCGGAAATATTCACGAAAATCCAGAATTATTGGAGGTCAAATAAATGAAAATTATTGCTAAAGGTCGAGGGACTGGAAAAACAACAGAGCTAGTTAAAGAATCAACTAGAACAGGTCAGTATATTTTAGCATCGAATAAATCGCATGTCCGAGCTATTGAACAAATTGCCAAAAAAGCAGGCGTTACTATTCCATATCCTGTTACGGTGGATGAGATTGTAAGCATGGACCGCTTTACATGTGCCAGTTCTATTCAACGAGATGGATTGCTAGTGGATGAAGCAATTATGGTTTTAAGTAAACTAATTGGCTTAAAAATCACTAGGGCCACTATATCTCTTGAAGGAGAACAACAATGCTAAGTTATCCAGAATTATATATACTGGGCCGTCAAGTAGACGGCATTTATGTTGAATACTTACATGGAGCAGAGCAAGCCGATTTATTTTTCGATTATACAATAGCTTGTGATGAAAGAAATCATATGAATAAAATTAATATAAAAGATGGCACTTGGAAAATTTTAAAGTATGGCAGACCGATAACGGTCGAATTAAACAATAAAAAAGCCAACCGACCACTGGTTGACTAAGAAGAATATTTTACCAGAAAAGTGGTAGCTTGTGATATGTGAGGTTACTTTGCCCCAAACATTGGTCACAATAAAAATATTTTATCATGAGTAAAGAAAGCTGCCAATAAAAAAAGCCGGATTCCTCCGACCGTGGGTAATATTCTCGACACGAATATTATACCATAAACGGGGGAATCAAAGGATGGTACTTTTTGACGTAAAGAAATATGAAACACCAGATGCAAAGGATGTGGATATGGAACAAACGAAACATAACGTCAGTGTGTTCCTGTCTGCCTATCTTGCTGCTAGATGTCGTGTTGGCCAGCCGAGGGAACCAAAAGTAACAGCTTCATTCTCTTTGGTTCCACCATCAACGGCCAATAACACTTTTGAAGCCGAGCAAATGTTAATCCAGAAAGAAGAAGCCCAAGAAGAGTTTGATTATCTTCATAAGCTTTTTGTTAGAGGTTATTCTGCGATTCAGCATCCGCACAAACCAGATGTAACCGAGCGAAGAAAAAGAATTTTCTATGATCGATACATCAACGGTAATCCAATCTATCTAGCAGCGCAACGAAACTGTATCAGTGAAGAATCAGTGAAACAAGAATCTAATATGATCATTGTTCAATTTGCTTCGGCACTGGAACTGGTTGCTTTTAAGTAGCCATTTATTACACTTTTTATACCTCTTTTATACACTTTATCTACACTTCATATACCTTCTAAACGAGTTATTATGATAGTGTCAAAAAAATAAGAAATGCGACACACTTACACAAATACATTAACGGAACGATTGCCTACTTATTTTTTTGATTTGAGATTACAAGGAAGTAAAAAAATTCTACTTTCTTCGTTTAGTCACTTGTGATCTCATTTAGATTCTCTCGCAAACCACCAATTATAAAACTAAAGAAGTGAGGTGAATTTCCTCTCTCTTTTTTCTACAGGTTTGCGAGAGTTAATGGAGCATAGCTTAATCGGTAGAGCAGCGGTCTCCAAAGCCGTTGATATAGGTTCGAGTCCTATTGTTCCAGTAAGTGGCATAAGCTGCTTAAATAAAATAGATCGTCAATAAATGTTCGGACAAACAAATTGGCGCTACTACATTTCACGAGGACTGCATTTATATGCAGTCCTTTTTGTTTTAAGTGTAGTAGAGTTTTCATTTTGAAAGGGGAAATGTCAAATGGCAAAAGCAAAGAAAGAAGAAGTGCAGGAAACAAAGGCTGCTAAAAAGAAACCAGCAGTTAAAGAAGTTGAGCAACCTGACGATGTGGAAGTAACTGAAGAACCTGTTGAAGCCAATGAAATTACAACAGGGACTATTAAAGTTGGTGACCTAACAATTAGTAATGAAGGTATTAAATACGAATCTGCCGATGATGAAGCACCACAAACAATTGAACGCCAAACACCATTTGGGGTTGAGGTGTGGGATCCTATCGAAAAGCGCACCGTGTTGAAAGATGCCTAAGTATTGCCGCCAAGAAGGTTGCCGTACCCTTTTAGATAAGGGTAGTTATTGTGAGGAACACAAGCGAAAGAAGAAGGTACACAAACGTTACTATTCAAAGAACAAATCATTCTACAAATCAGATGAATGGAAAAGTGTTGCTGATGCTGTCCGCTTTCGTGATAAGTATAAATGTACAATTTGTCATAAACCTGTGTTTGGTCGTGATAGTCAAGTGGATCATATCAAGCCAATTTGGTTGAATCCAAATATAAGATTAGACATGAACAACTTACGTTTGGTTTGTGCAACGTGTCATCCAAAAGTTGAATATCGTCCACAAACGCAAAAAGAAATTGAAATGAAAAAAAATTATAATCCCGCAGATTATTTTTAAGCCCCCCTCTGAAATTAATTTAAATTTTTTTTCATGGGGATAGGGTAGGGGGACCTCTTTAGACACCTCCAGAGCATTTTCAAAAAAAGAAAGGGGGGTAAAAATGGCTGGACGTAAAAGTAAAAAACAAAAAATCCTTGATGAAGCTTTGCAACATAAGGAATTTGAGCGAATGCGTATCATAGAAATATTAAAATCCTTAGGAAAGTTCACGCCTGCTTTGAACCCTTTGATTGAAATGTATCTGGATACGTGTGAAGTCTATCATATCAAGTATTTAGAGTGGAAAGACAGTGGTTTTAAATCCACAAAAGTTCACACAAATAAAAACGGGTCAAGAAACGAAATTAAGCATCCTTTGGCCCAACAAGTTGAAGTTTGGAGTGAGAAAAAAACTAAGTTATTAAACCAACTAGGGCTTGATATGAAAAGCGGTGGTCTTGATTATGTTGATCCTTTAGTAAGTGAAAATGCTAAGAAAAAAGAAGAAGCAAAAAAAGATGAACCACAAACAAATAATCGTTTGGTTGAATTTAGAAAGATGCGTGGTGGTCAAACATGATTGATATGACTGTCAATTATGCTGATAAATTTGCTAAGTCGGTTCGCAGGCACAAAGAACGTTATCCTAAATCAATCCATTTAGCAGTTAAACGATATAACAAGTGGAAGAAACGGAAAGATATTTTCTTTGATCTGGAAAAAGCAAATTTGATGCTAAGTTTTACCGAATCATTTTATAAACACTCAACGGGTGAATGGTCGGGGCAACCGCTCGAATTAGAAGATTGGCAGAAGTTTTATTTCTCAAATATTTATGGTTGGCAAAAATGGTCTGATAAGTGGCAACGAAATGTTCGTGTTATTCGTAAATCATACCTGCAGGTGCCAAAGAAAAACGGTAAGTCTTTAATGGAAGGCGCGCCAATTTTATATGGAATGTATGGAGAAGGTGTGAAGGGCGCCCAATTTTACTGCCTAGCCGCTGATTTTGACCAAGCGCAAAATGTTGCCAATCCTTTAGCAACCGTTATTGAAAACGATAATGATTTACTTGATGGTACACGTGTTTATCGGAAAGAAAAGAAAGTAACGACTATCAGTTACGCTTTCTTTGAAGATGATTTCAAATATCAAAACAATTTACGTGTGTTATCTAAGCGTGAAAAAGTCGATGGTAAAAATACTTATATTGTTGTTGCCGATGAAGTTCACGAGTGGGAGGACACGTCGAGATATGATGGTTTGAAATCAGGACAAGCTGCACAACCAGAACCATTATTTTTAGTTTGTTCTACTGCTGGTAAAAACAGTGGGGCCTTAGGTGTTCAAATTTATCAAGATAGTAAACATATTCTTGAAGAAGATAATGACGATGACTGGTTCATTATGATTTATGAACCAAATAAAGGTTACAACTGGGAAGATGAAAAAGTTTGGGAAATGGTCAATCCGAATTTATATGTCTCATTTGATATCACTTTTTTACGTGGGGAATTTAAAGATGCCTTACGAAATCCATTTAGGAAAGCCGAGTTTTTATCCAAGCACTTAAATGTGTTTGTCAACTATGCGGAAAATTATTTTGATAAAGAACAAATTGATAATTGCTTGGTAGATGATTTAGGAGATATTACAGGTGAACAAGTCGCTATCGGTATTGATTTATCCAGAACAACTGACTTGACATGTGTATCAATTAATATTCCAACCTTTAATGATGCAGGTGAAAGCATTATAAAAATAAAACAAATGTATTTTGTACCAACGCATAATATTGAGGAAAAAGAAAAATTAAGAAATGTTCCTTATCAATATTATGCAGAACAAGGTTTTGTAACGCTTTGTGAGGGCCGTACTGTTGATTATGATCTTGTCTATAACTATGTCATTGACATGTACAACAAATACGAATTAGACATTATTCAAATCAATTATGATCCAGCTATGTCTGAAAAGTTAGTGGAACGTTTTGAAATGGAAGGATTCAATACGGCCGAAGTAGGTCAATATCCATCAGTAATGAATGAAATGCTAGATGATTTTGAAATACTAGTAGATAACGGACGAGTTCAAACTGACAATCCGTTATTTATTTTTTGTACCAACAATACAAGAGTTGTAACGAATATACAAAGCCAAAAAGCGCCCAGCAAAAGAAAGTCACCAGAACATATTGATGGTTTTGTGGCTTTTTTAATTGGTCATAAAGATTCAATGGATTTAATGGTGGAAGTTGGAAGCGAAGAAGAATATGAGGAGTATATTAGACAGCTTTACAACAGAAAATAACTGAAAGGAGGTGGGAATTTGGGAATTAGATCATGGTTCAATCAAAGATTTCATATGTCGAGTAAGAAAAAAGTATTAGGTAGTTCAATACTTGCGAATCAATTTGTTTTGGGTGACGAAAATATTTTATCTTCTAGCGATGTTTATCACTATCTATTAGCAATTTCCAATATGTTTGCTTGTGGATCGTGGACAATCGAAAAAGAAGATGGAAAAGACATTAAGGGAGCCAAGGAACTGAAGAGTTTGAAACATCCAAATGGTTATTTAACCGATTTTGAATTTAAACGTTTGCTTGTAAATGTCCTTTTGTTACAAGGAGAAGTATTTGTGGTGAAAGATGGGAAACAGCTTCACATCATGAAGGGAATTACACCAGAAATATCAGAAGAAGGTATCAAACAATTTAAATATGACGGCCATACGCTTTATCAAAATGAAGTTCGACAAATTAAAAATATTGGATTATCGAATAATTATGGCAATGGACTGATTGATTTAGCTAGAGATACTTTAGAAGGTGTTATGAATGCAGAAAAAGCTTTGACAGAAAAGTATAAAAAAGGTGGCTTGCTGGCTTATTTACTGAAATTAGATACTCATTTGTCACCAAAAAACGCAATGCAAAATGCAATGCTTGATGCCATTCAAGGACAGCTAGAAGAAATTCCAGACGAAGGAAAGACCGTTATTATTCCATTGTCAAAAGGTTACGCCATCGAAGGATTCGAAAGTCCTGTTCAAGACGATAAAATTCTTTCGTATTTAAATGTTTATAAACCAGAACTTGCAAAGTTTTTAGGTTTTGATCCTGACGCATATAATCAATTATTAAAAGTTGATTTAGAGAAAGCAGCGATTTATTTAAAAGCATTCGTTGTTGATCCGATTGTTCAGAATGTCTGTGAACATTTAACAGAACTATATTTTGGACCAGAATCAACAAATCGTGTTTCTTTAACAATTGATATTAAAAAGTATTTAACAATGTCACAAAAAATCACAAATACGCAAGGTTTAGTTCGTACTATGGTTTATACACCTGATGATGCACGCGTGGATTTAGGTGCCGAACGATTAAATACAGAAGAATCAACCAAGCTCTATGCATCGAAAGATTTGATTGGGCTAGATGAACTAACCGAGCTTAACAAATCTAAAATGGAAGAAGGTGATTCAACTGGATAAGTTGGAAGTTAGAAGTTTTGATATTAAAAACATGACGACGCGTTCCCTAGATGATGGCAGTGAATCAACTGTAGTTGAGGGGTACGCGTCTGTTTTTAACTCACGTACGAACATAGATGGTTGGTATGATGAAGAGATTGCACCTGGTGCATTTTCCGAATCTCTCGCAAAAAACAAAGATGTTCGTTGTCTATTCAATCATGATTGGAATTACGTGTTAGGCCGTAAAAGTGCTAATACATTAATTCTTGAAGAAGATTCAAGAGGGTTGCATTTTGAGGTTACATTGCCGAACACCACATTTGCGAACGATTTGAAAGAATCAATGTCGCGTGGTGACATTAACCAATGTAGTTTTGGTTTCTGGGTGACTGCACAAGAGGAAGACTATTCTGGTGATGTTCCACTGATTAGAATCACAAATGTTGATTTGTGGGAAGTATCCATTGTTCCTTTGCCAGCATATGATGACACAGAAGCTGCATTGAGAAGTAAGTTCCAAGAAAAAAATATTGAAACAATTAAATTAAGAAATAAAATTTTAAAAACGATTGGAGAATATAAATAATGAAAATGCGTAAAATTTTAGAAAAACGAGCTGCTAAATTAAAAGCAAAATTAGTTTCAATGGAAGAACGTGCAAAAAGTGAAACTTTAACACGTGATGAATTAAGTGATATTGAATCACAAGTGGAAGAAGTCACAGCAGAATTAGACGAAATCAACGATGCGATCGCAGAATTGCCTGAAGAAGATGTAACAGAATTAGGTGATGCTGTAGACGACTTAGGCGCAGCTGCTGATGAAATTGTTGAAGAAGTAGACGGAAAAGGCACTGAAGAAGATGATCCAGAACCAGCTGACGATAAAGAACGCAGCCGTGTTTTAGATATTATCGGGAAAGGTATTTCAAGTCGGGGAGAAGAAAAAGTGAAAAAATTAACTCAACGTAGCGCGTTCTTACGCTATTTGGCTGGTCGAATTACACCTAATCAAGCTCGTTCATTTGGTGTTGGTTTTAACAACGGTAAAGTATTGGTGCCACAAGAATTAAGTAAAGAGATTATTTCATACCTACAAGAAGAAAATCCTTTGCGTAAATTTGCAAGTGTTCATCAAACTAAAGGAACTCAAGGTTTCCCAGTACAAGTAAAACAAGCCGAAGCAAATACAGTTACTAGTGAACGTGATGAAAATAATTTAATTCCATTTACTGATATTGAATTTGATGATGTTTACTTAAACCCAATCGAATTTGATGCAATTATTAAAGTCACGAAGAAATTAACGCATATGTCAGACTTTGACATTGAAGCTATCGTGTTAGATGAACTAAAGAAAGCGTACTTGCGTAAAGAAACATTCTGGTATTTTTCAAGTCCTGATAACAAAGGAGCATTAGCTAAAAAAGCTGTAGCCTTTACTGGTAAAGGTGACAATGATTATTTAAAAGTTGTTCAATTAAAAAATGCTTTACCGACTGCTATGCGTTCAGGCGCTCGCTTTATGATCAATCGTGCAGCACAAACATTGTTGGAATCCATGCTAGATAGCACTGGAAATCCAATTCTTAAAGATGCTGGGAATGATGATTTTGATTACAAGTTATTTACTTATCCAGTAGAAGTTACAGACTACGCAGATAAATACAATGAAACTACGAAGAAATTCGATCCAACAGTACCAGTGATCTATTTCGGTAATTTCTCTTATTTCCACATTCAAGATGTTATTGGCTCATTGGAAATTGAAAAATTAACTGAACTATTTGCGCGTGAAAATAAAGTCGGGTTTAAAATTTATCATTTAAACGATGGTCAATTAATTTATGGGCCGTTTGAAACACCTGTTTATAGCTTAGACTTAAGTACAACCCCAGCACCTAATCCAGGTGAATAATTATGGAAATTAATCTAGAAGGTTTTAAATCTCATTTGCAATTTGAGGAAGGCATGGATGATGGCATGCTTGAATTTTATTTGGATATGGGTAAGAAATATGCAAAAAGGGCAACTGATGATGAAAATTCGTCAGTTGCCTATTATATTGCATCCATTTTTTGGCTATATAAAGTGCCAGAATCCGAAATGGAGAATGCCTTTAATGCTTTAACGCCATTGATTTTAAGTGAAGGGCTGGTGGTAGATGATGCCAAAAGTAACGCTAAACAGAATGAAATGGAAAGCTGAACTTTGTAAACAAGTTCCTGGTTTAGATGACAATGACAGACCAGCGATTATACATGAGAAAATTCGAGATATTTTTTATGTTGAGTTAGGTATTACCTCACAAGAAAAATATTTATCAAAACAAGCCAAAATTGATGTTGTGAGAAGAATCAGAGTTCGTTTCGATAAATCTATCACAGAAACAAAAAACACGCTTAGAATCGATTCTGTGACCTATAAAATCACTCGTATTTATACAGATATGGATAAACGAGAAATGGAGTTGAGTTTGGCTTATGTCGATTAGTTTTGAGAAATTAAGGGCAACGCTAAAAACAGTAGGTGTACCTGTGACACGTGACAAAGCGGAAAAAGGAACGAACTATCCATATATCGTGTATTCCAATGTTAGCAAAGGTAAAAAGATGGCTTCCTCTAAAGTTCATAGGCGATTGCCATATTATCAAATTTCTTTCTTTACAACAGGTACAGAAAAAGATTTGACTGATTTAGAAAATGCGTTGGAAAACGCTGGTATTTCTTATGCTGATTTTGTAGGTATTCAGGGTGATGAAAACGATGATACAGTGACAAATTTTTATACGTATGTGAGGTGTATAGAAAATGGCCAATAATAATGGATTTGCGGATATGGGAGACTATTTGGGTACTCTTGCACAAGTAGACCCAACAAAATTGTCGTTGGAATCATTAACGAGTGCTGCCAATTTTTATAGAGAGCAGTTGCTGCCCAAAATACCTAAATCACTATTAAAGAAAAAACATATGGCTGATCAGGTAAAAGTCATTATTGAAGATGACCAAGTACAAGTTGCGTTTGAAGGGACTGCTTTTTATTGGCGATTTGCTGAAAATGGAACAAAGAATCAAAAAGCCCAGCATTTTGCTAGTGGTACGTTTGAACAAAATAAAGATCAGATTGAAAAAATCATGACACAACAAATATTAGATTTATGGGAAGGATGAGTAATTTGGGAAAACAAGATGTGTATTATTTTGAAGGGCTAGATGACATCTTAATTGCCATGATGGCAACGCCTGATGAAGTTGGGGTGGCACCAACTTATAGTGAAGTAATTAGATTACCAATCGCTACAAAGTTAGGTATTAAGGGAAATGGAACAGCTTTAGAAAAATGGGCTTCAAGTAAAATGTTTCGTCGTGTGAGCCGTGAAACAAAACATGAAATTGGATTGGATCACGTGGGAATTCCTATCGAAGTGATGGATGAGCTAAAAGGCTTAATTGCCCAGGCTGGTGTTACTTTTGGAAAAAATACGGCGCGTGAATTTCCTTATTTCGCCTTTGGATTTATTGGAAACATTGAAGATGGGGGGAAGAAAGTAGTTTGGTACCCTAAAACACAATTATCAAATGTCATTGATGAAGAATATACTACTGCAGAAGACGAAACAAAAATTGATGATGTAACTGCTAATTTTGTTTCAGTCGGTTTGAAGCATAACAATGTTATGTATTCAAGCTTTGATTCTAACCGATCAAGTGCAAAATCAGGGGACTTTGAAAAATTCATTGCACAACCTATTTACGATGAAGAACAATGGAAAAAATTAGTAACTCCATCAACACCTGGGGGTGGAGGTGAATAATGGCAAAGTTAGCTGATTATGGGATTGTCGTTTCAGATACACCAACTGTCACAATTAAAGGTCATCAGTTCCCAATCTTGTTAACCATGGAAACCATGGAGCATATTGCGGATATTTATGATGACGACTATTCAAAATTTGAAGAAGATATGAACGCAATGCTAAATAAGAGTGGTGGACGTATCTCTTCAAAAGAATTATCTGCTTCGGATTTAAAGATCATGCGTGCTTTAATTTATGGCATGTTAAAAACTGGCGGATTAGACGAAACACCAGAAACAATTTTTAAATTCTTAGGAATGAATTCTACGGTTGTTGAAGTTTATGGGGCCTGCATGGAGGTATTCGCAGCACAGAATTTTCAAGATGTTGATGTAAAAAAATCCAAGAAGCCACAAGATTATCAAACTCCGCAACAAAAGAAAAACAAAAAGAAAAAACACAAACGGAAGTAGGAACGCCATGGGCGTTTTATCTGTATGTAGCCCTTACTCTTTTAGGATGGAGTGAGGGTTTCTTTTTGAAATCAACACCGAACTTGTGGCTTAAGTCATACATACAGTGGTTAACGAGTAATACGGAGTTTGAACCACCTGCAAGTGTGACTATGGATAAAAGTCCTTGGTGGTAGGAAAGGAGCGCTAACGTGTCAAAGAAAGAATCTGATGTTGTCTTAAATTTTAAGACAAACGGAGAAGTCAATTATTCTCGAACAATCAAAGATATCAACAAAGAAATGAACTTAGCGGCTACCGAGTACAAAAACCAGGTATCCGCTATGGATAAAGATGCAACACAAACAGAAAAATTAACGGCAACTAAGAAAAAGCTTGAAAAGCAATTATCTTTAGCTGAACAAAGAACCAAATTATTACGTGAGGAATACGAAAAATCAGTTAAAGAAACTGGGGAGTATTCAGAGCAATCACAAAAGCTTTACAAACGCTTGTTGGAATCAGAAACAGGTGAAAATAAATTACGATCTGCATTAGAAAGTACCAACGAAGCCTTGAAAGAACAAGGTGACTTGTCTGTTAAGACTGCCGAGAAGTTAGCTAAAATTGAAAAAGCTGGGGACAAAATGAAATCTGTCGGTAAGAAGATGACTGTTGGTTTAACAGCACCGATCATGGGAATTGGCGCCGCTTCTATTGCTGCGTTTAAAGAATTAGATGAAAATTTAGACAGTATTGCTACAGCAACAGGAGCAACTGGTGATCAATTGGAATCATTGCAAGGTAGTTTTAAAACAGTTACTGGTCAGATACCAGCAGATATGCAAGACATATCAACAGGTATTGGAGAGGTAAACACTCAATTTGGATTTATGGATAAGCAATTAGAAGATACTACTGAACGAATGCTTAAATTTGCTGAAATTAATGGTGCAGATGTATCTCAATCAACAATAAATGCCAAAAAGTCAATAGACTTGTTTAGATTATCTGCAGAGGATATACCTATGGTTCTTGATAGCATTACAAAAACTAGTCAAGATACTGGGGTTGGCGTTGATCAATTATTTGATGCAGTAAATAGAGGAGCGCCCCAACTAAAAGCGATGGGCTTTGAGTTCTCGGAAGCAACGACATTAATTGGCCAAATGGAAAAATCTGGTATAGATTCAGCAAGCACACTTAGCTATCTAGGGAAAGCTAGTGTAGCTTATGCAAAAGACAATAAAACTATGCAAGATGGCTTGAGCGGAACAATAGCAGCCATTCAAAGTGCCACAACGGAACAAGAAAAAATAAACATTGCTAGCGAAGTTTTTGGTACTAAAGCCGCGCCTAAAATGGTTGAAGCTATTGACAGTGGTGCGTTGTCAATGGACGGTTTTGCCGATTCAGCTAAAAATGCTAAAGGAGCAGTAGATGAGACATTCAATACTATACAAGACCCAATAAACCAAGCGAAAATTGCACAAAATCAATTTAAGGTTGCAATGGGAGAACTCGGAGAACAAGTACAAATTGCACTTCTTCCTGCTTTTGAAGCGGCAACGAATGCCATTAAGAAAGTTTCTGAATGGTTTAACGGACTGACCGACAATCAAAAGCAAACAATCATTACCATTGCAGGTGTAGTCGCGGCTATTGGACCAGTCTTGGTGGTTTTAGGAACACTTGCTAGTTCCATTAGTAGTCTGATTCCAGTAATTGCCTTTATTGCTTCACCTATTGGAATTGTAATTGCTGCACTAGCAGCTTTTGTTGCTGGAATTGTGATTGCTTACAACAAAGTAGGCTGGTTTAGAGATTTTATCAATACATCCTTTAATGTGATCAAAGATATAGTGGTTGGTGTATTCAAAGTTTTAGCAGATACGACAAAATCTACTTTTGATTTCATCACAGGCTTTATTGGCGGCGCTATGGATGGTGCTGTAAAAATCATTAGTGATTACGTCAACGCGATTACAAGAATTTTTGGCGGCATCATAGATTTCGTTACAGGAGTGTTTACAGGTGATTGGTCAAGAGCGTGGCAAGGTATTGTTGATATTTTCGGCGGTATTTTTGAAGGAATTACTGCAGTAGCCAAAGCACCAATTAACGCTATGATTACTCTAATTAATGGTTTTTTAGGTGGTTTAAACAATATCAAAATACCAAAATGGGTACCTGGCGTTGGTGGCAAAGGATTTAGCATTGCGAAAATTCCATATCTTGCTGAAGGCGGTCATATGATCAATGGACAAGCAATCGTTGGTGAAGCTGGTCCTGAATTATTAACCGCCAAAAATGGCAAGACTACAGTCACACCACTTTCACAAGACGAAAAAGCGCGTGGAATTGGTGGTGCGTTAAAAGGCAATTCTACTGTTAATAACTATGTGACAATCGGTCAAGTAGATGCAAATAATCCGAGCGAAATCAACCGTTTGAACAGAAAAATGTTTCAAGCGAATGTCTGGAATAATTTAGCGACAGGAGATGTGTAAAAATGGATAGATATACGCCTAATTTTGTATGGAAAGGAGCAAATGCTCTTTTAGATTACGGCTTAACTATTGAGTCTGAATTACCTGAAATTGTCGCTAAACCAAGATATAACGAAATCACTGTTATTGGCAGTAACAGAGTGCTGAACGAATGGTTTGGTGATTATGAACCATTTGATTTAAAAATTAAAGATGTCAGCGTTAGTTATGAACGTTTGCCAGAAGTGAAACGATGGCTTAGTGGACAATCTGAATTAATCACTCATAACAATGTGAATGTGTATGTTAATGCAGTATGTAATATTAACAATGAAGTTGAATATGTCAACGAATGGGGAACTTTTTATTCATTTGAAATAACTTTTCGTTGCGAACCTCTAAAAAGAAAAGTAAACGAACCTTTCATAAATCTAAATAAGGGTGAAAATACTGTAATAAACCATGGCGATGAGGTTTCTCAACCGTTAATTGAAATCCATTCCAATGGTGGCGATATTGAAATTAATTGTGGTAAGAACACGTTAACCATATTAGATACAAATGCTGGTTTGCTGTCATTAGACAACGAAATGGCTGTTTGTACGCAAGATGGACGTATTCAGCGAACGAAAGGCAGTTGGATAAAAATGCTACCAGGTAAAAATAAAATAATGGTAACAGGAAATATCGCTAGTATAAGAATGAAGATAAGGAGTGTATTTTTTTGATCAATCCAATTTATATTTATGAAAAAGTGCCAATTGACTTATCCGAAAATGGGGTTTCTCTTTTAGATTGGGCAGATGCTCCAGAAATTACTCGTTCATTAAATAGCGAATATTCGTTTTACGGAAATTATTCGTTAGTAGGGAAAAATAATAACCAAATAAAAAAAGGATATTATTTGAAAGCGATGGTATCGGACGGATCATGGCAATATTTTAGAATCAAATCAGTTGATAAGAATCTACATTCTATTTCTATTAAGGCTCTACACATTGGTTATGAAGCCAACCGAAATTTTATCCAAATGGCATATACGGCAAACGGCACTGGTAAGCAGATTATGGAAAATCTAAAATCCAATTTAGCGTTTAAACAACCATTTATCTATGAAAGTAATATCAATACGCGGCATCAGTTTACTGCAAAAGAAGTAAATCCAATATCTGCAATTATTGGGCAAAATAACGGCAATGAGAATCTAACAGGAGTTACTTCTGGCGAGTTAGATATGGATAATTACAGACTAATGTTAAAAGATAGAATTGGTGAGGATAACGGTTTTAGGATAGACTTAGGTGTTAATTTAGAATCAATAAAAGAGACTGTTGATGACTTAAATGTTTTCAACAGTCTCTATTTAATTGGCGGGACACCTGATGATGTTAACTATAACGAAGATCAAGAGCCAGTAACATTTGCCTTTTTGGAAACAAAGGGAGTAAACGATGAAAATAGACGTATTACCAGTAGAACAAATAGTGAATGTAAAACTATAGAGGAATTGAAGAAGTGGGGTCAATCACTCTTTGATAAAGAGCGAATACATGAACCAAAAGTCACTCATGAAATTAATATGGTTACTTTGGAAAATACGATTGAGTACCAAAAACTTTACGGCAAGATGATGAAGTTGAATTTCGGAGATACTGTTTATTGTGATATTGAATATAACGGTATAACTGGGGTTAAAGAACGAGTAACAGAATGTACGTGGCTTCCTACTTTAGGTAAGTATAAAAATATCGTGTTAGGAAACGAAATAAAATCTTACACAGATTCAGTAAATACCGCAGTTAATCAAATAACTAAAAAACTGGAAGTTAAAAGCGAAGATTTGCAAAATGCAATAGTGAATGCTACCCAATGGATAACAGGAACAAAAGGTGGCTATGTTCGTTTTCGCCCTAAAGATGCTCCAGAAGAAATTTTAATTATGGATAGACCAAATGCAAATGATGCAAAAAAAGTATGGCGTTGGAATCTAGGAGGTCTCGGCTATTCGAACAATGGAGTAAATGGCCCGTTTGAAACAGCTATTACTCAAGATGGCTCAATTGTTGCGAATTTTATTACTGCAGGTATTCTAACAGGGATTTTAGTGCAGGGTGTGGCTTTAAAAACATTAGATGATAAAGATTTCCAAGTTGTTATGGAAGGTGGCAAGGTTTCTTTCGAGAGAAAGAGAGTAAGTACTGGACTAAATGATGTTCATGGCGAATTGTTTGGTGACATTAAGGCCACTTATGATGGAAGCGGAAAAAATGCAAATGGATTCGCTGTTAGACAAAAACCTGGTTACATTTTTTCAATCAATACGATTAGCAAAAATAATGATGTACAATCAGTTCCAATTATTCAAATACCGGCAGATGCTCATCCAGATAATAGGAAAGTAAACAGTTACGCATCCTGGACGCATGATGGTAAGTTCAGTGTTTCTGGAAAAACTACACTCAAAAGTGAAATGGATATTAGCGGTATTTTAACAGGAACTATCGCTAAATTTGATAAGGTCTACATCGGCGGTAAGGAAGTCATCCCTGGCCAAAATGGCGGTGGCGGTTCTGGAGCTGGTACAGGCGGTTATCCATCCGAAGTTACAAGTGATGCAGATAAATTTGCTTGGGACTTATGGAGTTACCTTTTAGCTAACGGATACAGCAAAGCAGCTGCTGCAGGTATTCTCGGAAATGTTCAAGGTGAAGTTGGCTCAAGTATGAACCCAGATACCGAGCAAATAGGCGGTCCAGCTTACGGATGGGTTCAATGGGATGGTTCAGCGTATCCATTGGTAGGCGCCCCAACTTGGAATGGTCGAGAATATGTACAACGCTTAATCGCAGCTGCAGGTATCAAACAAGACTATAGGACGTCATTAGCTCAAGCTCAATTAATTAATTGGTGTATGTTCAATGGGCAATGGTTAGGACAAGTAAGTCCATTAACAGTTGATGAATTTAAAGTTGTCAGCTCGCCTAAAACAGCTGCTTATGCGTTTGAATTAAACTTTGAACGTCCAGCTGCAGCACATCCAGAAAGACAAAACTATGCACAAGCATGGTATGACAAATTCAAAGATTTGAAAGCTTCTACTGCGACAGGAAAAGCTGGGATAGAGCATTTAGAGACCTTAATGGGGAAATGGTTAGGTAATGGACAATGTTATGCAGTTCCAGCCGAATATTCTGGTTTTATGGGTGGCTGTGGTTTAGGTGCAGGTACAATTTATGGGTTGTCACATGTCATTGGTGATACATCAGCTGCTGCAGATATTGGCGAAGCTTATGATTGGAATGCGGTTGGCTGGAAAGTAATCCGAAATCCAACGTATAAAGATTTAGTCGTAGGAGCGATCGTCAATATTAAACGAGGTGGTCAATGGGGAACAGGTTGGACAGTAGACCCCGCATACGGTCACACAGGCGTGATTTACGGCTTAGATAACGGACGTATCCAAACCATAGAACAGAACGCCGAGCAAGGGCAAATTGTCGCAAAATATGACCGATTATACTTTGATAATTCAATTCAATCGATTGTTATACCACCAAAATAATGAAAGGAGCGAACAAATGAGCATAGAACAATTTAGAGATGTCAACATCATAGTTGACACAGCAAATTATCGAGAATATCGAAATATCTTTGTTAGCCAAGGTGACTACGATGGACGGTCGTTAACGGTTCAAATAACGGATAACGGGCTTGTAAAAGAACAGCCGGGTTTGCAAGTTAACCTTTGGTGGAAACACAAAGTAGCAGGTAATCAAGGCTTAGATAATTTCACATTAATTAATAAAGAAGAAAGTATTTTTAAAATAGACTTCCCTAATGTGATGTTAACGCCTGGAACCGTAATAGTTGCCTTACAAATTTTAATTGACGGAAGAATCATCATGACAAGAGAATTTGAAATTGAGGTACAGAAATTATATGGTTCCGCATATGCTGTTATTAAAGAAAATTCTTTTAGCACATTAACAAACGCTTTAGCTGAATCGAACAAATGGTTATCCGAGTTAGAGAAAAAACCAGATTTAGAAACTATTAAAGATATGATATCTGAGTTGCCAACAGGCTCTCCTAAAGAAACTTTTACGTCTTTAGCAGCTTTAAAGCAAAAGTATCCTTCAGGGAACGAATCAGCGATGCTAGTTTTAGATGCGAGCGGGGCAGGCTATGTTTACACTTGGAATGGCACGGATTGGGTGAAGGGACCGCTATATCAAGCGGCAGGGATTGCAGATGGCTCTGTTGACGAGAAGAAAGCTGCACCAATTTTGCTAAACGGATCAATTGTAAGTCAAAATTTTAAAATTGACTTACAAAATAAAAAAATTACTTTGCCGCCTGGGATCACATGGGTTATCGGAAAATCCAACAAAAACTACTCACTTCCATCGCAAGAATTTTTAATTGAACGAACAAACGGATATTTAGTTTATGATACGCTAAACAAAAAAATAACATTGAGAGAACTCCAATCTACACTACAAACAGATATTGTTTTTGGGGTTATTTGGGTTGGCGATATTCTTAACATTGATAATGTATCAGATACTATTCTTGTGAAAAGCGATGGAACAGAGGAAAAAATAAGTAATGCGATTTTGTCAGATGCTAATCAGCGCTCTACGTTAATTCTAAGTGGGAATCAGGCGACTGAAGCTAGAGTAACGAAAACGACAACTAGCATGAATTTAGTAATTTCTGGCGGCATCACCATTACAAATCCTCTAACAAAACGTGCTCGCGTCCATACAGAGAAAATAGAAATTGATATTAATGAATTGAATGGTGCAGCTGGAGTTGTTTTATATAACGACAAAGAGCGTAGTTTTTCTGTGTTAAAACAAGCAAATATTCCCTCTTTGCCAGCATTTACTCAACTGTTTGCGATGTTTTGGAACGATGGTTCTTATTTTCTAGTCAATTCCACAATCCCGTGTTTCTTAAATGGTAGAATTTTAAGCATTCCTCATTTTGGCGAAACTGGTGAATTGTCAATTGCGGAAGGTCAGTTGTTCATTGACAAAACAAATAAAACTGTTGAAATTTTAGGTACAAACAGTTCTGTCAAATCCGTTTTCAGGTACGGCAATGAAATTCGTTACAACCCAGACTTCGATATTTCAAACTATGTCGAAGGTAAGCCTACAATTTTTTATTATGATTATGCGTTAAATGCAATTAAAATTGCTCAATACGAAACTGAATCTATTAACAATATTCCGCCACGAAGCGCATTTTGTGGCATGGCATGGGGCGGCTTAACAAATATGGATTTTAACACTAATACAGATGTTTTTGTCGATAAAAAATTAATTCAGAAATCAAAAAATGCTGTTTCTACCACATATCAATATTGTGCGATTGGTGATTCTTTAACTGAAGGGCTAAAGAGCTATGCAGATGCTGAAAATCCAGCTACATTTTACGAACAGCCTTATCCGTTTTGGATATCTAAGGAATATGGTGGAGCACTAACAAATATTGGAAAATCATCTGGTCGTTTCGGTGGAGATAGAAATATTGATTTTCAAGGACAAGTTGATTCTGTGAAGTTTTCCAATTTCGGTTTTGTAACAATTGCGTTAGGAGTGAATGACTGGCAAAATAACATCTCTAAAGAAACGATTCAAACAGCAATGCGCAAAGGAATTGACAAAATTTTAACTGATAATTCCAAAATTCACATTGCTGGAATTTTGCCACAAAACACCGTGAGAAATAGTTTTTCAGAACCACCAAATATTGTTGATGATGGATTTACTCGCGCAAATGGAAATGGTGATACGCTTTCAGATGTCTGTGATTACATTAAAGAAGTTTATGACGAATACCGAATTCCGTGTTTCGATTTTAGAAAGAGTCCTATTTTGTTAACAAGAAACAAAGGCTTATATGATTGGGACGGTATTCACCTAAATCAAGCAGGTCATAAGCTTCAAGGCAGACGAATAGCGGAGTGGCTGAAAATTAATGTTTGATTCATTATTAAATAAATCAAATGAAAGTAGGGGAAATTTTGGAAGAGTTTGTCAAAGGATTATTAACAAATCCAGAGCAAATCTCGTTTGCAGTGTTGTTCGTAGGTTTGCTTTTTTGGGTAATGAAACAAAATAATGATCGTGAGCAAAATTATCAAAAAACAATTGATAAATTAGCCGATTCATTAAAAGATGTTGAATCAATTAAAACTACCGTTGAAAAAATTAACGAGAAACTAAACTAAGGTATAGCTTGATGCTATGCCTTTTTATTTAGGAGGAAAAACGTGAAAAAAACAATTAAAATGTTATTGACTTTAGTGTTATTGATAAGTTTTGTGCCAATAGGTGCAAATGCATATCAAATAGAGCAAGACCCGATTAATTTTGGCGGATATTTTCCAGGCTATGCGACCAATGAATTAATTGTCTTGCATGAATCAGGTAACGGGAACAATGTTGGTCCAAATAGCTTAGACAACGAAGCGGCCTATATGAAGCGGAACTGGACGAGCGCCTATGTTTCATATTTTGTCGGTTCTGGTGGTCGAGTGAAACAATTAGCGCCAGCTGGCCAAATTCAATGGGGTGCAGGAGCAACAGCGAATGCAAAAGCATATGCACAAATCGAACTCGCTCGAACGAATAATAAAGAAACATTCAAAAAGGACTATGCCGCATATGTAAATTTGATTCGTGATTTAGCTACACAGATTGGTGCAACGTTTGACTTAGATGATGGTACAGGATACGGAATAGTCACTCATGATTGGATTACTAAAAATTGGTGGGGCGATCATACTGATCCATACGGATATTTAGCGCAGTGGGGAATTAGCAAAGCGCAACTTGCACAAGATTTACAAACAGGATTGCCGGAAGATGGTAGCGAAGTTATTGTAAATCCCGGCAATCCTAATAAACCAAAATATAAAGTCGGTCAGCACGTTCGCTTCACAACAATCTACAAAAATCCAGATGCGCCAATTTCTCAGCATATCAATGCAGACACATTGTGGACGGAAGTTGGAACAATTACACAAAGGCTAGACGGGCGTAAAAATCTATACCGCATTGAAAACAGCGGCAAACTTTTAGGTTATGCAAATGATGGAGATATTGCGGAGCTATGGGAAAACAGCAAACCAACACCAGCTAAAACTTTTACTATCGGTGTTAGTGAAGGAATTGTTCTTCGAAATGGTGCGCCGAGTTTATCAGCACCAGTTTACGGAGTATGGCCGAAAGGTTCTCAATTTAAATATGATTCCGTTCGGGTAGCAGATGGCTATGTTTTCTTAGGTGGAACAGATTCAAATGGAACACGTATTTATATTCCGATTGGCCCTAATGATGGTAATCCCGATACTACGTGGGGCGCTGGATACTAA